CAGGTAAAAGGTTGTGTTTCTTCTGCTAATTTTAATTTTTTCTCTTTAGGTTTTAATTTCTTTTTAGTAAGCACCCACTCTGGAATATCAGATAAAAAACCATGCCGATATACAGCACCACTATGATCTATAACTAATGTATCTTTTTTATTCTCAAAAGGTCTTAGACTTCTACCTATCATTTGCAAATATAACGGATAAGACCTTGTTGGTCTTGCAAGAATAATACAACTTGTTCTAGGGCTATCAAAACCCTCACTTAGCACCTGACAATTTGATAGCACTTCTATTCTACCTCTTTCATAATCATCTAGGACTATCTCACGTTCTAGCTCACTCATTTCACCATCTATATGTCCTGCTTCAACGCCATTATGTCTAAAGACATTAGCAATATATTTGCTATGTGCAATAGAACTTGCAAAAGCAACAGTTGGTCTGCCTTTTCCAAATTTTATCCAATGAGTAACTATATCACCTGTTAATTGTGTGGTATTCATGCGCTCATCTAACTGTTTAGGATTATAATCACCGCCTGTTATCTTAACGCCTTTCAAATCTGGCATAGTTGGGGCTACAAACCGCTCTGGTACTAGCCACCCTTTCTCTGTCAGCTTTTTAATACTAGAACTCTCAACAATTTCATCATAGATATTTCCAAGACCTGCCCCATCATTTCTTATGGGTGTAGCTGTTAAACCAATGACCAAACTTGCAGGGTATTCATCTAGTAACTCTAAAAAACTCTTGCTAGTAGACCTGTGAGCCTCATCAATAATCAGCAAGTCTCCATAGGGTCTTATGAAATCCCAATCAAGGTCTTTTTTTCTGCTGATAAACGTCTGTATTGAAGCCACCTGTACTGCTGATAAAGCATTTGAGGTCTTACCTGCCATCATTACCCCATGAGATATGCCATTTTCTCTTAATTTATTAGAGCATTGATTAACTAAAATTCTTCTATTCGCCACAAACAAACAATGGCTATCTTTCTTCATGGCAAGCTTAATAATCTCACAAGCAACCACAGTCTTACCAGAGCCTGTAGGACTGACAAGCAAAATTCTTTTTTTACCCCTTGAGAATTGCGACCTTATATCCTTTATCGCTTTTTCTTGATAATCTCTAAGTGTGTACTGCATACCGCTTCCAAATATCGTCTAATTGTCGTAACACTTCTTGTTGTTCTAAAGGCGGATTGCAATTATTAGCAAATAAAATAGCTTCTTTCTTAGCATATTCAAAATCCATACCTCTGTGTATTATTGCCATTAACATTCTCACCATATCGTGATGCCTACGTCCTTTTGTGCTACCACGCAGAGGATTGCCAAGATAATCACTTGCTACCCCTGATGATTGCTGATAAACCCTTTTTTCTGGGCTTTTTAATCTTAATGCTTCCCATATATCCTTATAATCATAGGATAATTCATCATGCATTTTGAGTATTTTAACAGGATAAGGCTTTTTCTTTTGATGATAAAACCCTGCTACCCTCATTATTCTAGGCAAATCCTTGACGCATGGGTCGCTATTAAACTTAATAGAAAGAGCCTCTTGATAGTCTCTAAACTTATTCAACGGAAGATTATGTGTTATCCAATAACAATGATATTTGTTAGGGCTAGTACATAAAATAATATGTGGTCTTAATTCAAATTTATTTGGTAATGGCGCACCATCTAGGTCTATAAAAACTGCCCTTACGGATTTGATATGCTCTGTTGTTCTACCCTTTAGGTTGGTTTGATTAACAGTAAAATAAATACCTGCCCCAGCCTGATTAAGTATTGAAAGATCATCAAAATGCTCTTCTATCGTGCCATGAAATTGTCTCGTTAGACTTTTATCCTTGCCTTTATCATCAAACGTCTGAAAAGTATGCTGCTTTCCAAATCTTGCGAGGAAAAGACCATAGTGTGTAAGTGTTTTGGATAAGCTATATATGCAATTTACTTCTTCCATCTTGCTTTTGCCCCCATTTTTCCTGCCTTTGACCTTTCTTCTCTGTGATCTGCTTGTATCTTGCGTTCATTTTCTATTTCTTGCGACATAAATGTGCCATCATCAGCTATGACAAAAGCATCTTTCAACTCTTCCCACATCTTTTCCATCTTCTGTGTTCTGCAATTACACATTCTGGCTAAAACTTCCATATCTAAAGGCAGTCTCCCATCACCTGTCCAACAATAACAAAGGAGCAAAATGTAAGCTCCCTGTGTCTCTAAATTCCATTTAACTCTCGAATTACTAGCAACCCAATCTTGGGGATAAAACTGAAAAGCTGGTGCTTGTTCATGCTTTACTGATTTTCTCACTAGCTACCCTTTAGTTAATTGATAAGGGTTAATAGCTTACAGCACCAAAAAAATATTTTCAAGTAATTATTACCCCTCTTATTATCTTGTATAAAATGAAGTTGAAGATGAAGATGAAGAGCCATTTTTCGCCATTGGCAAAAACATGGCATAGCCATTGGCAAAAGTATGGCTTTGCCATAAAAAAGGGAGAGGCTGAGTAAAACCTCTCCCAATTAAGTCGCTATATCTATAGTTAACTAAAAGGAGCATAGGGTGCTATGAAAAGCCCCCATGACAGCACCTAGCGACCAAGTGCAATTCTTGGCGTTTTTATATCTGGTCTCATGTATTCTACAGTAAAATCACCTAGCTGTTCAATCTGATACGCCCTAAAGGGTGGTATTTTTTTCCATTTGCTCACAGCAGGGTGCGAAATCCCTAACATTCTTGAAAGATTTAGTCCACCTTGATAGTGTTCTACCACTTCTTTTTTTCTCTCGACTGCTAAATTAGCCTTGTTCATATATTCCTTGATTGTTTACCTTTGTTATTATAGGCATAAACATGGGTTAAAATCAAGTGTTGACAGCAGTTAATTTATGCTTTATATTAACAGCGTTCAATTTTTAATTTTAGAGGAAAAATATATGGAAACCCAAGAAAGAAACTATCTTACCCCAAGACAGGTTGAAGAGCTTTATTCAGTAAAGGTAAAGACACTCGCCACTTGGAGATATGAAGATAAGCATTATGGTTCAAATCATTTACCTTACACAAAGATAGGAGGCAAAGTTCTTTACGAACAGTCTGCTATTGAGAAGGTATTAGAAGCAAATACACATCAACCACTAGAAGCTCAAGCTTAGGAGGTTGTATGGGTGATGTAATTATAGAAAACAACCAATCTTCTGGCTTCAAGCCTATGGCAGCAGGCACTTATCCTGCCAGATGTGTAGGAGTTATAGACTTGGGTACTCGTTCTACTGAGTGGAGTGGGGAAACCAAGTGGCAGAAGAAAATTGTTGTGCTTTATGAAGTATGGGATAAACCAGAAGAGCCAACAGTAGTACAAACTTGGTACACCAATTCATTATATGAGGGTGCTACCTTGAGCCAACATCTAACAGCATGGCGTGGCAGACCATTCACAGAGATGGAAAAACAAAAATTTAATATCTCAAAAGATATTGTAGGCGTACCTTGTTATGCAACTGTTACTAATTATACAGCTAACAATGGAACAGAGCGTCATAAAATATCTAACATTAGCCCATTACCAAAGGAAGTTAAGTGTAATGATAAGCATAATGAGTGTATCTCTTTCTCACTTGCTGATTATATTAGTGGCAATAGAGAAACTTTTAACCAGTTACCAGAAAATTTAAGAGAACGTGTGCTAGAAGCACAAGAACTACAAGGCACAGAGAATAATGATGATGGTGATGGTAATAATGGCGCTGATGATTTCACACCTTTTTGATATGAAATATATATATACATTCGGTGTTAATGCTTTTTTTACGTATGATATTGAAGCTAATTCTGAAAAAGAAGCAAGGGATATTCTTGTAGAGAAAGGCGGCTATGATATTAATGGCGAACTACATATAAGCACAACAGATTACCAAGAAGCACTATTAATGGAAGAAGAGGAAGCCAATGAAATACACAAACAAAGCTAACCTGCCTGAGATTATTCAGGCAGCAATCGAGAAAGACCCTTATCAAGCAAGCTATGGTAAAGATGATTTTACCAAAGACAAACAACATATCTCTGTTACACGCTTAATTCAACCACCAAGAATTAGAATACTTGAAAATGAATTTGCTGATGAGATAGAAGAAGATGTTGCAGACAGGGTGTATGCTTTGCTTGGACAATCTGTTCACCACATCATTGAAAGAGGCAAGAAAAGACCAGACATCATAGAAAAAAGATTATTCTATGGTGATAAAACTTCTCACATAGAAGAAAACTTGACAAAAGGTTGGTTACTATCTGGTCAGTTTGATTTGCTTACCAAGCAAGGACAGCTAATTGATTACAAGGTAACATCTGCATGGTCTTGTCTTGCAGGTAACAGTAAGCCAGAGTGGGAACAGCAACTCAACTTATATGCTTTTCTATGTAGAAAAAACCAAGAAGATTTGGTTACTTACAAAAAAGAAATTAAAGTAAAAGGTCTTTCTATACTTGCAATCTTGCGTGATTGGTCTAAAAGAAAAGCACAAGAAAGCAGTAGCTACCCACAAAAACAAATACAGATGATACCTATTCCTCTGTGGTCTGATGAAGAACAAGATAAATTTGTGCAAGAAAGAATAAAAGCCCACCAAGAAGCACAAAAAAGTGGAGAACCGCCTGTTTGTTCGCCACAAGAGCGTTGGCATAAAGATGATACGCTTGCTCTTTATGTTGATGGTAAAGCAAAATGTAAAAGAGTATTAAAAACCAAAGAAGATATGGACAAATACCTAGAACAAAACAATCTTGTTGAGGGTAAAGGTTGTAGGGTAGTCTTGCGAAAAGGCGAAGATACAAGGTGTGAACACTACTGCAATGTCAATCAGTTTTGCGATTACTACATGGATAGTAAAGCAACTATTTTTTAAAAATTCCTCTACCAAAAAGAAATAGTATATACTAGATATATACATAGAGGTTATTTTATGAAACCATTTGAATTAAGTTTAAAGCTGACAGAAGAGCAGGTAAAAATGCTCATAAATAGAAGAAAAGGGAAGAGAGGAAAGCAAACAAAACAACAACAACAAGAAAAAAATAAAGTTTTTAAATGAGATATAAAAATGAACAAGTTGCTACTAGCAGGGATAATGATAATATCATTGAATGGGTGTTCCCTGCCTTCAAAAAATATATTCCAACACAATCTTCTTTACGAAGATGGAATGAAATTTAGAGTAGACGACCAGCTTGCTGCTTGCCTAAGAATACACACGCCATCTAAAAAGAGACATAAGTTTCGTTGTTTTATAGTACCAGAAGATGCAATAGCATTATGGCTCAACAGATCAATGCCTCATCTTAATTTACATTCAGCAAACATAATGGTTGCGCCAAGACAGAGATAAGATCATGCCTCCTACATCAAAAGCCTCACAACACGCCATCTTGCTTATTAAACTAGAAGAAATACACAAAGATGTTTCCAAGAATACCAAAGATATTGAAGAGCTAAAGCAGCAGGTGGCTATGGGCAAGGGTGGAATAAAAGCTATTTTTGTGATAGGTTCGCTTGTAGGTTTAATCGTAGGTGGTTACAAATTGTTTTCTAACATAGGAGGATAATATGCAAAATTTAATAGATGGAGCAAAAGATTGGTACGGATCAAAAAGCCCAAATCTACAAAAGTTTATTGCGGTAATTGCAATCATTGCAGTCATAGCCATAATCAGTAGTCTCATTAGCGACCCAGCACCGATAACATGATAGGCTCAATTATTAGTGTTGTAGGCAATTTAGCGAATACCTTTCTTGAAGGTAAGGTTGCCAAGTCTAAAGCAAAAGCAGAAGCTATTGTAGAAGAAAGCAAGGCAAGAGCTGCTATTGCTCAGAAGAAAGCTACAGGTGAAATAGATTGGAATACCAAGATGGCAGATGCCTCAGATAATTCATGGAAAGATGAAGCTTGGACTTTATTTTTTATAATTATATTGACCTGTTGTTTTATACCAAGTCTTACCCCATATATAGAAAGAGGATTTATTGTATTAAGTACAAATACTCCTGAATGGTTCACTTATGGCATGTTAGCAAGTATAGCTGCTTCATTTGGTATCAAAAGTATTTCTCAATTTAAAAAATAGGATATGTCATGAAACAATTATCAGAAAAACAAATGCTTTTTATAGAACATTACTCATTGACAGGTAATGGAACACAAAGTGCGATTAAAGCAGGGTACTCTGAGAAGAGTGCCAGACAACAAGCACACTACTTGCAAAAACAACTTAGCTCTGAAATAGAAACATACACTAGAGAAATGTTAGCAAGTCAAGCACCTATTGCTATTGAGAAATTACGCCAATTAATATCAGACCCAAAGATACCAGCGAGTACAGCGCTAGGCGCTTGTAATTCCATTCTGGACAGAACAGGGTATCAAACTGTAATTAAACACGAAGAAGTTACAGACCAAAAGTCAGAAGAACAACTACGTGCTGAACTTGATTACATTTTAAGAAATATCGCTGTCAATTCAATTCCAGAAGATAAAGCGCACTAGCGCTACCTTTTCTTTTACAATAAGTCAAGAACATTTTTAAAATAAATGTTTAAAGTCCTTGATATATTTAACAAATATCTGTAAATTTTTTTTATAAAGTTATCAGGAGAGGCAAATGTCAAAGCAAGAGGGCGGTGGTAATTTTTCAAATTTAAAAGGAATAAGAAAAGATGATGAGGGTAATATTTTATCTTGCCCTAAGTGTGGTAGTTTTCATTTAATTAAACAAGGCACAGATGGCAGAAGAGGGTTGGGCGCACCGAAAAGATGGAAGTGCAAACAATGTAATTACAAAACTGCACATCCAAAACAATCTACTGCTTATGAATTACTTGGAGAAAAAGAAGAACCTGAGTGGACAACAGAAGAATTATTAAACCACAGAGAAGATACTTTTCTTCGCAGACAACGAAGAGAAAACAACGAAGATTTTTTAGACATAGGTATTAAAGATACAAAACCTATTGGTTTATACATCATGGGAGACCCGCATATAGATGATGATGGTTGCGATATTCCTGCACTTCGCAAACATATTGAT